ATGCTACAACACGCCCAGAAGAAGATACATATGGCTTTGACGATGTAGTTAAGACAGGTAATGACATTCACAGTAAAGGCCGCGAAGCAGAAAAGGTTAACGGCGGCGGTAATCCGTTTAATGTTGACGAATCATTGTTATCTCAACTACAACAGCACTACGAATCTATCAAAGAAGCAAAAGCCAAAGAAGAAAAATTTGACGCACTAAAACACGTTAAAAATCCTACTAAGGGTGAAAAAGAAGCCGCTAAAGATGTTAAGCGTGGTAGCTATGCTGACCGCGCCGCAATGTTAAAATCAGCAGAAGCTGACGGTCGTTTAAAAGACTAATTCGTCGCAGTTAGCACTCTGTTTAATAGTGCCAAATAGCTCCTTCGGGGGCTATTTTTTTTGTAAATACGTATATGGCAAAAAGTTTAGACGGCGTCTTAACCAAAAAGGCGCACACCAAAGAAAGATTTAGCGAGCAGCAAGTTGAAGACTTGTTGCGGTGCGCCGACCCTGTTGACGGGTACATGTACTTTGTTAAAAACTTCTTTCACATTCAACATCCTGTCCGCGGTAAGGTTAAATTTGAACCGTTTGAATATCAGGAACGATTGTTACACAGCTATCACGATTTCCGTTTTAACATTAACATGATGCCACGTCAAAGTGGTAAAACAACCTGCGCCGCTGGTTACTTGTTATGGTTTGCTATGTTTCATCCAGATCAAACTATTTTAGTGGCTGCGCACAAATACACAGGCGCCCAAGAGATTATGCAACGTATCCGCTATGGATACGAACTATGTCCTGATTACATTAGATCGGGCGTAACGAATTATAACAAAGGTTCAATGGAGTTTGATAATGGATCAAGAATTGTATCAGCTACTACTACCGGCAACACTGGTCGCGGTATGTCAATTTCCCTACTATACTGTGACGAGTTTGCATTCGTTCAGCCTAATATTGCTAGCGAATTTTGGACCTCAATATCACCAACACTAGCAACTGGTGGTCGAGCAATTTTAACTTCAACACCTAACAGTGATGAAGATACTTTTGCTACTATTTGGAAAGAGAGTCAAGATAAATTTGACGCTCACGGTAATGAGCGTACTGATGATTTAGGTCGTAACGGATTCCACGGATTCCGTGCAGAATGGTTTGAACACCCGGATCGTGATGACAATTGGAAATCAGTTGAACTAGGGCGCATTGGTGAAGAACGGTTTCGTCGTGAATACGGTTGCGAATTCTTAATCTATGATGAAACACTAATTAGCGCACTTAAACTAACTGATATGGTTGGCAAGGATCCTCTATTTAGGATGGGGCAAATACGATGGTACAAGAAGCCAACCCCTGGTAATACATATCTTGTAGGACTAGATCCTAGTCTAGGAACAGGCGGCGACTTTGCGGGCATACAAGTATTTGAATTACCTAGTATGACTCAATGTGCAGAGTGGCAACACAATTTAACTATTGTACAAGATCAAGTTAAAATATTTCGAGATGTTATTAGATACATACAGCAAGAAATTGGCGAAGATTTTACTAATAGCATTTATTGGTCAGTAGAAAACAACACATTAGGTGAAGCAGCGTTAGTAGTAATTGCTAACTTAGGTGAAGAAACATTTCCTGGACTATTCCTTAGTGAACCAGTAAGAAAAGGACATGTACGTAAATTTCGCAAAGGATTTAACACTACACACGGTAACAAAATTTCAGCTTGCTCTAGATTAAAATATTTTATTGAAGAAAATAGAATGACTATTCATAGTAGATCATTAATTAGTGAATTAAAAACATTCATTGCTGCGGGGGTTACTTTTAAAGCTAAAGACGGACAACACGATGATTTGGTAAGTGCTTTACTACTAATTGTACGTATGACTGTTATCTTAGCAGACTGGGACCCAGCAGTATTTGATAAATTAAGCATTGAAGGACAACTAGACGAAGATTGGGAAGCACCCCTGCCTATATTCATTTCTAGTAATTAAGCATAAATATAACATGAACGCTAATCTCGACAAAATTGCACAAGAACTTTACGGAAAGATTCAGACTCGTTTCAATAACGTTGAAATTGGGGATGAAAATGCCGAAGTATTAAGTAAAAAAGAAGACATTCCAAATGCTCGTTTCTTTGAATTTGAATACGAAGAAAACGGGGAATCTCTAGGTACAATTGCCATTACTCTCGACGAGGATGACGGTATTGTAGTACAAGTAAGCGGAGATTTAGTCAATGATGACAACAATGTTTCAGGGCATAGTGCTTTTAAATTCATTAGAAGTTTTAGGCAATTTGCTAAAGACAGACTACTAAACTTCGATATTCAGAATATTGGAAAGAGTAATCTAGATAAACGTGATTATCAATTTCAAGCAAAACGTAAGGAAATACCAATGGAACCAATGATGGAAAGTAAAATGTACGGAACCTCTCGTATGAGTTATCAGGATTTAGGCGAGGCACGGTTAGTTGTTAAACATACCCAGCCAATTAACACTGAACTTGCAGCAGGACGTACTATGCATATTGAAGGAATTTATATTGAAAATGCAGACGGCGAACGTTTTAAATATCCTTTTAAGCATTTAAATGGTGCTCGTGCGTTAGCTGAACATATTAAAGC